CGTGCCTATGATGATTCTAAAGGGGCAATCTTTCATACATATCTACACACATCTTTAGTGAATACCATAAGAACTTTGATTACTAAAGCACAACGAAAACCTATTGCTAGAAGCATAGATGTGACTTTTGATGGTAATAATACTATTCCTAAAGAAATCGCAGCGGCAATGGTTGAACCAAAAAACTACACTGAAGAAGTTGAAGCCAATATATGGATACATGCTCAGGGACTATTAGATAAAGAAAAACTATTCTTAGAATTAAAACTAGAAGGTTTGACAATGGAAGAAATTACAGAAGATTTAGGGGAGTCTGCCTATAAAGTCAGACAATCTTTACGAGATAAATTACATGAATTGAAGGATGCAAATGCCAAGAAGGACCAGACGTAGCGGAAGACTAATACAGAAAAAACATAGGGTGAAAAACCCTGTAAACACTTTTAGAGTATTAGCGGAAAGACATTCAGATTTTTGGTTAGAAGCTGAGTTTAATTTATTTGATGAGGCTAGGGACTTTATTGACAAAATTCCTGCTAATGATATAAACTATTATATACACAGTGAAAATAATAGAGTTTTATATACTAGAGAAGGAATATAAATGTCGGCACCAAGTTATGAATTTATAGAATCAGCGATTATATTTGGAATTACAGATTATGATAAACTAAAAAACTTTACCTATCATTCCAATGATTTTGCAAAACACGGGGATGCGTTTAAGTTTATAGGGGAATACTTAGACAAGTATGACATGTTTCCTACTGAAGAAATATTACTAGAAAACTTCCCTACCCTAAATCCATCAGCAAAAACGCAATCACTAGAGTATGCTTTAGATATATTTAAAAATCAAGTTTTACAAAGAGCTGTTGTTTCTACAGTACAACAACAGAGGGAATTAGTAAAAGAGAACCCTAAACAAGCCCTATCAAATATTATGAGTGGCTTATCAGATGTAGACCTGATTTATGACGAAGATATAGAGACATATGATGATGGGGAAACAGACAGAGTATCCGAATGGAAAGAACGAACTAGAAGACGTAAAATGGGTGAGGGTCTTATGGGGGTTCCTACCAGCTTTAAATTTATAAATCAAGCGGGTATAGGATGGCAACCGGGGGAGTTGATAGCTGCCTTTGCTAGACCTACTATAGGTAAAACATGGCTATGCGTACACTCAGCAGCGACCGCTGTCCATAATGGTCATAAAACCTTACTAATATCTACAGAAATGCCTAATACTCAGATAGCAATGAGACTTGACGTAACATTAGCAAAAATGATGGGTTATAATTTTTCCCATAGGGCTATACGACACGGGGACGACATTGATGTTGATTCGTACATAAAATTTTTAAAAGAGTCTAATAAGCAATCCTTGTTGATTTGTGACGGTATTGCAGGTCAAACAGGAATTTCACTAGAATCAATAGCAAGTCTTATTAGAAAACACCACCCAAAGTTTGTTGTAATAGATGGAGTCTATTTACTGACTACAAAAGACACTGATAAAGCAGCGTGGGAGCAATCTCACGGTATATTCTATGGCTTGAAGAATTTAGCCATATCAACAAACACTCCAATTATGGTATCAACACAAGCGAATAGAGACGCTGATAATGTGTATGTACCCCCATCAGCAGCACAAGTAGCTTTTGGGGATGCTTTGATACGGGCATCAGACGTAGCAATAGCGTTAGCCAAGGTCGAACACCATGACGATAAACGACTAGTTCAGTTCCAAAAATATCGAGATGGTGAGTTAGCACAAGACAGTCTGGTAATGCAGTGGGGTGTAGACAATGGTACAATTGAAGAAATCTCGGATTGGGATTGGAACGATGATGAATTTTAAGGAGGAATAAAATGGGAATTTTATCATGGATTACAGGAGATAGCGAAGAGGACATTATAGTTACAACAGGAAGAAGCAAAGGTGCTGGTAAACCTGTAACTAATATCACAGTAGGTGACATTAGAAGACGTAGAGTTGTGGACGAAAATGGCTTTGAGAATAAAGTAGTTATATTCCTAACAAAAACAAAGAAGCGTAGCTAGTGGTAGATTGGTATTCAGCACTACTACGTTATGGCATAGATGTAGAACACGAAGAAGAGATTCTACTAAATTGTCCTTTCCATGAGGACAGAAGAAAATCTTGTGCCATAAATATAGATAAAGGTTTATGGATTTGTTTTGCCGGATGTGGACAAGGAAACTTGAAATCTTTTTTACAGAAGTATTCAGGTAAACCATGGGCAGATATAAATGCAGAGTTTGAAATAGAGGAGCTAGATTTAGACCTTTCATTCTTAGATGAATACCACGAAGAGGAAACTGAAAATATATACGTAGAACCAGAAGACCAAAACAAAGTTCCATCTAGTCATTGGATTTATGACAGAGGATTCTTACCTAGCTTAGTGGAAAGCTGGGGGTGTAGAATAAATAAGTTTTCTGATTTTATGATTCCAGTACGGAACCAAAAGAAAGATTATGTAGGATGGATATACAGAAGGCAGAAAGCCATACCAAAATACATGTTTTCCAAGGGGTTTAAGAAATCCCAAGTATTGTTTGGTGTAGACAAGATACAAGACTTTAGTAAACTGTTTATAGTTGAAGGAGCCTTAGACTGTATGTGGCTGAATCAAAATGGTTACCCAAGTGTAGCCATATTAGGTGCATCAGTATCAAAAAAACAATTAGAATTGATTAGTTCTTTGAATCCATCAGAGGTTGTGTTATCATTAGATAATGACACAGCAGGAGCCAAAGGCATTTCTAAAGCTACATTTGACATGGACGGGCGGTTTCTGATATCATATTTAAAGTTACCAAAAAAATACAAAGATGTTCAAGAGATTCGTAATAAAGATGTTTTGGACAAGGTGATGAGAAATACAACAATATTTTAAATAGGAGAAAAGCAATGAGTGGAATTGCAAAAATACAAAAGAAAATAGATGACTCTAGGAAGCCGGTATCTTCCAGTAATGCACCGGGTCGAGAGTTATGGTTTAAAGATGGGGACCAAGTCTTCATGTCAACCATAGCTACTGGGGCAGAGGAAGACAAGTACCTAGATGAGATTTATTTATACACACTACGGGTAGGTAATAGTTTTACTAACGTCCTAAAAGACGATAGAGTAGACACTAGTGCTATCCCGTCTGAAAACTACCCAAGTCACAAGTTTGCTGTATGGGCATATGTGCACAACGTGATTCATACAGAGAAACGAAATGACAGCTGGGAAGAAGTGGAAGGACCTGCTGGGAAGAAAGTATATAGAGAAGATGTGAACGACTTCAAAATCATAGCTTTAAACTTTGGTCGAAGTGACTATATATGGAACCAGCTAGTTGATGTGTATAGCGACTGGGGAGCCTTGAATAAAGGTGTGATTAGAGTAAAGAGAACTGGACAAGGCATGTACGATACTTCATACTCAATTACAGCAACTCCAAAATCTGAAAAGATTCCGGAGGAGAAAATGGCTGAAGTTGAAAGTTTACCACTAATCAAAGATTATTTCTTTGAGAGATACGGTACATTTAGTGTACCTGAAGGTGGATTTGCTAGTGAAGAATCTGAAGACGACAACTTATTCTAAGAAGGGCATGTAACATTATGTCCGTAGTTACCAATGACTCCTTTCAGTCAGACATTGATGAACTAAAGTCGGTTTTAGAGGTAGACCCGACTTTAGTCATTGATGTAGAAACAAATGGATTAGAACCATACAAAAACAATCAAATATGTGGTATTGGGGTAGGTCAACCAACTCACTATGGCTTGGCTCAATACTATCCTTTTAGACACCATCAAGGTGAAAATCTTACCCCCGAAAAACTAATACAACTTATAGAGTTACTAAATTCTAAGGTTGAGTCCTATATAGGGTACAATATAAAGTTTGACTTACATTTTTTAGCGAGAGATGGCTTAGATGTTATAAGCAAGAAGCTAATAGACGTTATAGTCTTAGTTAGATTGATGGAGCACTCTGATATAAAAGACCTTGGGTTGACCCCTACAGGCAAACGAAGATACGGTGAGAGTGCTGTTCAGTATGATATAGACACAAAGAAACTTCTCAGGTCTAATAAATGGAATAAAGATTTTTCTATGGCTCCTCCAACAGTATTGGGGGAATATTGTAAGAAAGACGTTATCCTAACTGCTCGATTGTATGTAGATTACCTTAAACAAGTAATCAAAACAAAGCAACGTAAAGTATTTGAAATGCAATGTGCTCTTACTAAGGTATTATATAAGATGGAACGTAGAGGTATTACTATTGATACAGAATATGCTAATAATACCAAAGATAAAATCTTATCCAGATTAGAGGAAGTGAAACAAGAAATATATAAATTAGCGGGCAAGGAATTTAATGTTTCAAGTCCGATGCAAATAGGGGGAATATTTTCAGAGTTAGGGATAGAATCTCCGGTAAAAACCCCCAAAGGTCAGGACTCATGGAGTGAGGCTGCCCTAGTGAACATAAACCACCGTTTAGCAGGGCTTATACGGCAATATAGGACGCTTGAGAAGCTAACATCTACCTACATAGAGCCTTATGTGGATACTAGTACTATGCACACATCTTTTTGTAATTGGGGAACAGCGACAGGCAGACTATCTAGCAGGGGTCCAAATCTACAAAACATACCTAGGAATCATTTCAAGCTTTTAGAGAGGGATTTATCTGACTACGAGAAACAGGAAATCAAAGCTAAGATTGCTGCAACAGTTGGAGCTAAAGGGTTATCTATGAATGAAGACCTATCTGACGATGTTTTGAAAACTTGGTCTTTTGTAGGTGATGAATCCTACACAGATACAGATGATAATCAAATAGCTATTAGAAGATTGTTTGTCCCTAGAAAAGGATACTCATTAGTGGGGTTTGATTACAGCCAAATGGAAGTTCGTGTGTTTATGTCGTACTTTAGAAATAAGACTATTGATGAGATATTGAATAAAGATGATGTTGATTTTCATAGTGAGGCTGCTAAGTTAGCTTTCAAGGTTGAAGAATCGTCAGACAAATTCAAAGAGTATAGACAGGCGGCTAAAGCAATTACCTTTGGAACAATTTATGGTATTGGTAATAAAAAGCTGTCCCAACAATTAAGCACAACACCTAGAGAAGCTGGTCAATATAAGAAACAATACTTTGCTGGTATGGAGGGGTCTAAGGATTTTTTTGATGCTGTTGTAAAAACAGTTTCTGTTAGGGGTTGGATAAAGAATAGGTATGGCAGAAAATATAGAATAAACCCAGACTTAGCGTATAAGGGGGTAAATTACTTAGTACAAGGTACTAGTGCAGACATGTTGAGTGAACGTATGTTAGAAGTAGACCAATATCTTGATGACAAGAAAAGTAATATTCTTCTACAAGTTCATGATGAGATTATATGTGAAATCCATGATTCAGAACTTGAAGATGTACCATATGCGATAAGAGATATATTACAAACTAATAGTTTAGACATACCCTTACAAGTAGATATGGAAGTGTGTAAAGGGTCATGGGCAGTAAAGAAAGATTTAGGACCAACTACACTAGAAGACTATATTGACTGGAGTTAAATAATGCCTAAATATATATTAAAAGAAGAACTTGAAAAATATGAGATAAAAACGGGAACATCTGGAGTTGTTGTTCCTTTAGATGAACTTGCTATATTACGAGCTGATACTTTTTCTCGGGGCATGGAACAACGAAAGCCTAACGAAAAGCAATATCAAGACGATGGTAAGAATATTAAGAAAAGAACAGGCACTGGAAAAAAAGCTGAATTAGCGGTGGAACAAATTATCCAAGAAACGTACACTGATGATACTATTAGTGATACATCTGAGCACAGCCATCCAGATTTAAAGTCATTAGGCATGGAGATAGGAGTAAAAGGAGTTACACCTCCAAATTTTCCGGTTATTTTTAAAAAATCAAAGATTCCCGAAATAATTGCTATTGTGTCCCCAACATATGTAAAAGTATTGGGAGTTGCATCTGTAGACAATTTAAACACTTTTCAGTGGGATGATGGTATAGGAGACCCAAACCTTAGAAAAAAAGGATATAAAACAACTTTTTGGAACCTTGAGACCATTATGCCCTTTCGTTCCAGAAAAGAATTAGAAGAGATATATCACTTTACTAAACTGGGACAATATATTGACTGGGACTAAAAAACTGATAGAATATAATAACAATGGGCAAATATAACGAAGACAAAATAATTGAAGAAATTAGTACCTATGTGAATAACACATATGACCAGCATTATAGTGAGGGTGAAGTACAGACTTTGGATTTTATTGAAGCCTGTGGTGATGCTAAGGCATTCTGTAGAAGTAATATACTAAAGTATGCTTCAAGATATGATAAGAAGGGCACACCTAGAAAAGATATATTAAAAATAATACACTATGCAATGTTACTATTGCATTTTAACGATAAGGAGGACACAGATGGCAAAAGTTAGTGGGCATTTAGGATTTACATTTAGAGTAGGGGCATTGGACCTGAATCAATATGGTAGGGTAGATTTGAATATAGACCAAATAGATACAGAATTACCTATAGAGCCGCAAATAGAAGACGCTAAAAAGGTAGCTGATGTTATTTGGGATGTGCTAAAAGGCAAAATAGACGCTAAGATTGAGGACATATTAGATGAGGGAAAATAACGAACCTATAAGGGCATCAGTTTTAGAATCTGTTCTCGGTGAAAGAGAGCGACAAGAATTACTGTGGGGTCAACAAAACCATGATGATGCTTGGTGGAATATCCTAGCTACGGAAAAGAATGGGGATATTGCAGAGGAGATTTTTTCTCAAAGTGATACTAAATTATTTATAGAACTTGTACAAACGTGTGCTACTTACTTTGCGTGGGCTGAATGCGTTAGACGGAGGGTGATGAATGGAAAATAATGCTGAAGAAGCAATACAAAAAATGCTAAAAAACAAAAAACTAAACTTCCAGTTGGGGAATAGCAACGCTTTTACAACGAATAGAATCCCTTTTAACATACCAGCATTAGATAAATTGACTGGTGGGGGAATCCCATTTAAAAAGATGACTCTTATATACGGTCCTACTAACGTGGGAAAGTCTTATCTAGCGTCTCAGATAGTTGTAAATGCTCAGAAAATGGGTGGTAAGGCTGTTTGGATAGATACAGAGCTTTCATATGACAAAGACTGGATGGCTACGTGTGGAGTAGATGCTAAAAAAATATTAGTATCACAGCCAACTACGGGTGAAGAAGCTATGGAGCATGTTAGAGAAGCTATGATAGCAGGATTTGAAGTTATTGTGCTGGATAGTATTGCAGGGTTAGTACCAGCGAATGTGGCTGCAGAAGACTTTGGGTTTAGTCCAATGGCTTGGCAAGCAAGATTTGTAAATAGTTCGTTCCCTAAATTATTTCCACACCTACAAAATGGGTCAGCTTTTGTGGCTATAAATCAAGTACGTGCTAGTATGGGACCTGTGGCATTAGATAACATGCCAGCGGGACAAGGACAAGTATTCTTTGCCCATTCTATTATGCAAGTCCAACGGAAAGGTTGGATAGAAGAGAAAGAACAAAAAGTTGGGTTTAATATGAATATTAGACTAAGAAAGACAAAGACAGGTGGGGAAAATTGGGATTCCGCTATTGTTCCTTTCCGTGTTGAGGGGGGTATAGATGTCCTAGAAAGCTTTATTAGAGATGGTATTGAGGCTAAACTAATAACACAGGCTGGGGCGTGGTATACTTATGGGGATGTGAAAGCTATGGGTATGAATGGATTAAAAGCAAAGTTTATCGAAGACGAAAAATTGTTTGAAAAACTAAAAGATGAACTTACCTCCTAGAGACTATACCCAACAAGAAGAAATTATAGCTCAATGGTTATCTAAGTTTGGATTAAGTTACGAACCCCAAGCTTATTATCATCCGTATGTAGTAGATTTTTACATACCTGAAATAAAAACGGTTGTGGAAGCGGATGGAGTATATGGTCATTTAGGTAAGAGGGATAGGAAAAGGGACTCAGACCTTTTATCCTTGGAAGATATAGATTATATTATTCATATAAAAGAAAAAACAAACGAAAAAATAAAAGACCAACTTTGGTTGGAACTAAATAATTTAGATAAAGGTTTAGAATGATACAGAAAAGGAAAGCTAATCCAGCCCATAGACAAGATATGTGGCTAAAAGATTTGATAGATGAGCACTTAGAGGGGACAATGACTTCTAGGGGTGTACAGGTGTTTTACCCATCTGTTATAAGTAACTCATGCGATAGATATGTATGGTTATGTTACAATGGACGTATGGTAGACAGACCCTTACCAGCAGTTTTGGAGAGAATTTTCCAGAACGGTAGTTTTTTAGAAGAACGAGTTGGGAAGTGGTTTTCTGAAATGGGTATACTGATTGACAGAGAGGTTTCTGTAAAGTATGAAATCCCGGCGATTTCTGGCAGGATAGACTTTCTGATTAGGCATGCTAATTATGGGGTAATACCTATTGAGTTGAAGTCTATTAATACATCAAAGTTTGATGCATTACGAAAACCATTGCCAGAACACAACATTCAAATTCAAATGTATCTTAATATGGGGAACTATGAAAAGGGAACAGTGCTATATGAGAATAAAAATAACCAAAAAATAAAAGCTTTTTTAGTAGATAAAGACCCTGAACATTGGGCTGATATATTAGAGAGGTGTTTTAAGATTAAAGACATGTTAGCAATGCCTGAAAAATGTACAGGACCTAGGTATTGTGACTGTCGATTAGTAGAAGAAGGATTGTTATAATGGAAGAGCGAGAGACAAAATGGACCCCTATGAAAGCATTAGGGAGGGTGTCTAAGAGAATTGACTCATTAGGTATACCTATATTTGACCCAAAACTACCAGAGTATGAAGGATTAGATTTTTCTGATTTATCAAAAGCTTCGGATAAAGACCTAGAAAGGTTCCTAACTATGTATGGGGGATACAATGCTTTTCTACAAACGAAAGTAGCTGACATTGAAGCCACTGTAGGTGCTTTAGAAGCATCATTTAATGAAGGTTACAGTAAAGCTTCGTTTAGACTATCCCAAGAGCATGAAAAAGCGGGGCGTAAAAAAGCTACTAAAGATGAATTGAAGGGTGAAATTATGGAAAAGTATGATGCCTTAGTTCAACTAAGAAGAGATATTATAGAACAAGCAGCTGAATTGAAAAGACTTAGGGGGTTGTTAGAAACATATAAAGAAGCTTACGGAACGGTAAGTAGGGTAGTCACAGTAAGAACTACGGATAAATACTAATGGCAAACTATTTAGGATTAGACACATCAAGTAAAGCTATACATGGGGCTGTCGTAGACGACGCAGAAGCCCTTGTGGGACTATACAAATGGTCTAGTGATAAGAAACTATCCGCTGCAAGATTCCCTGAAATTGTGGTAGATTTTTCGGAAGAAATGAGTAAAATAAATATAACAGATAAAGCAGCTGTAGAGGCTGCAATCTTCGTACAAAACCGAAGGTCCTTGATTTCTTTAGCTAATATAATAGGAGCAGTGTGGGCAGTACTTGTTTTAAATGACATTGATACAGCACTTATACATCACGCTGAATGGAAAAAAGAAATCTTAGGTAAAGGAAGTTTGAAGAAAGATGCAATCATGAAGTTTGCAATAGAAAAGTGGGGAGATAGATTCCCCGAACAAGATTACGCTGATGCAGCATGTATAGCGTTATGGAATAAGAGGAGGTTCTAGTATGATAGGTGCAGGTGGACTAAGTAAAGTAGTAAGAAGATTCCAAATGTTTTTTCCCGGTAAGAAGGAAGAAACTAAAAGAGAATATAAAGATAAGTTTCCCAAGAAACTTCCAACTTTAGAAGATGTAAAAAAAGAGTATGGTGCTGTTGTTTGGTGTAAGTTTGCTAAATGTGGTAGTAACCAACAAGTAAAAAATTTACAGAGAACCACAGGGAGCATACTAAAAAGAACAAACTATACACCAATTGTCGAACAAGAACACATATGGGCTGGAATATGTACTAGGGGTGAGATAGGAATGCAATTCAATGAAATAAGATTACCCGGGGGGTCTAAGGTAAAGGTTCCAAGTTGTTA